AGTCTGATTTTTGTAACGCTTATTACTTTTGCTAGGTGCTTCTCGATCATTTTGCTTGCACTGGTTGCGCTTGGCGCCTGCGGTGATGGCGGGCTCCTCGTTCCATCGAATGTCGTGGATACTGACGGTGCGTGCGGACCGTCGGTTCCGATCTGCCGAGACGGTTCGTGCGCGGGCACCTGTGCGCTCACGTTGCCGCTCCAAGCGCGCGATGGGGTGCGTGTGTACGTCGATGGTTCCTACGAGGGATGGCCGTTCTACCTCGACGCCGAGGTGTCCGGAGACGCCGCTGTCCTTACGGGTGACTACTGCGCGACGTGGCTGCGCGGGGCAATCTGGCCCCTGGTGGCGATCTACGGCCCTGATGGTTGCGAGCCTGTCCATCAGTAGACCAGCGTCACGTTGATTCTTCCGGACTGGAACACGCACCCCGTGTCGCTTTGTGAAGATCCGAACAGGTGTATCTGGGTAGGTCCAGTTCCCTCCCAGTTGGTTCCGCCGTTGCTTGACAGTGACACGTAATGGCTAGTCCCTGCGCCAGCCGGTATTGTCGCTTGGCCAAGGGAATCTGATGTTCCCAACGTCGTTCCGATCTTGATCGAGCAGATGGTTGCCGAAGTTGTCGACACCGCTTTCGCTATCGCGTGCCCAGACGCGATCCATTCTCCGTCAGATGGGGCAGCTGCCAGATAGATGGTAGCAAGCTTCACCTCACCGTCTCCACTGTCGACTGTCGGCGATCCTTCTATCGCCGCTGCTCCTATCCTGACGGTCGGTACGGTTGGGAGAGATACCGAGATTGTTCCGTCATCTGCTCGTGTAATGCCAGGTCCAACCTTCACGCCGCCCAGCGTGGCCGTGTTCGTGCCCGTCACTGTGCTGGTGCCAGCGATGGGAAGCGTGTATTCCTCCACAGTCGCGCCGATCGTCAGGTTGTCGCCAATCCGCCCCGTCGATGCGTTGGTGCTCGATCCTGTGGTGGTCTGCGTGCTGGTGCTGGTGCTGGTCGAGGTGTCCGTAGCTGTCCAAGAGCCGGAGCCAGACACCGCCCCCGTCACGGTTCCGGCGACGGTCCCGGTTGCCGTTCGGGTGCGGGTCAAAGACGTGGTGCCCGCCGCTGTTACGCTCCCGCTCGCGGTTACTGTCTTCGTCGCTGTGTCGGTGTAAGTGAACGTGGCCGTTTGTTCGAACCACCAGATCCCCGTCCAGGACCCCGTCCCGGTGACCGTCCACGTGGCCGTTCTCGGGTGCACGTAGGTTTTCGTGGCTGTGCGGATGAGTCCGTACTCCCCAACAAAACCATCAGGGACGGCAAACGTAGATGTCTGCGTGGCCGTTGCGGTCGGCGTCCCAGAGCCGATGCCGGTGCCCGTTCCGGTGCCCGTGCCTGTCACGGTGCCCGTAAGGTTGCCAGTGACGGTGCCCGTAAGGTTGCCAGTGACGGTGCCTGTGGACGCCCCGCTAATGGTCCCCGTGAGCGTGCCTGTCGCGGCCGATGTGAACGTCTTTGTCTCGTCCGGCAAAGCATCGTAGCCCGTTGCCGTGTACGTCTCAGTCAGCGTGGTCGAGTTGCTCGCCGTGATGGTTACGGTCCTGATCCCGGTGTTCGTGCTGGTCTGTGTGTACGATGCCGAGTTGCTCCATCCGGCAACCAGCCACGTGTTGGTCGCGGTGCCAGTGAATCTCGCCGTCACCGTGGCCGTTGCCCAGCCCGTGTTGGTGACGGTCCCGTTTGCCGTCAGTGTGACGGTCTGCGAACTAGTGCCAGTGCCGGTTCCGCTCCCCGTCCCGTTGCCGGTGTTCGTCCCGGTGTTCGTCACCGTGCTCGTGTTCGTGTTCGTCACGGTCTCCGTGATCGTCCCGGTGCTGGCGAGCGCGAGAGGTGGGAGGGTGGACAGGGTGGCGTCTTCACCGAGGACAGCTTTCCACGAAAGTGTCGCCGTGTTGGTCGCCGTGCCCGTGGTCGCCAGCGACGCGACGGCGAGGACCTGGCCCACGGCCGTGGGAGGCGCTGACGGCTCGACGAGGGTTGTGGTGCCGCCGGTGGCGCTGGCCTGGCGGGACAGAGATCCGGATGTCGATCCGTTTAGCTTGAGCCCTGATGTGCCGAATCCAGATTCGTCCAGCGTCGCAAAATCGGACAGTGTCGTCAGGTTGACTGTGGCGTCTGGGTGCCCCCGAAATACGTATTGATTGCCCCAGCCGCTTCCGATGCGTTTCAACACAAGAGCCATGGGTATGCCGCCGTTATACCCAAATGCTGCTGATATAGCAGCGAAGCTGGTTTCGACACCGGAGCCTGCTGCGTCCCACTCCATCCCGTTTGCTCCAGCTGCTGCATACCCTTCAATAGTCGTGGGTTCCGTCGCAGTTGGCGTAACGGCCGCATTATAGTACCCCAGTGTATTTGAGCGATCCGGCACGTAGTTGGCGCGGAACGAAGAGGCGTACCCAGCCCCGGTCAATGTCAAGTCTCCTGTTCGAGATAATTTCAACGGATAGTGCCACCCTCCGGAATCTTGCCACTTCACCGAAAACAGGTAATCTGGATAGGCGTCGCGAACGTCGAGAGCGAACAGAGCACCGATATATCCAGTGTTCCTAGTAGTCAGAGGGGCATAATTGATTCCGTAGTCAAGCAGTTGCCCGGATACCTCTGTAGCAAGACCACTTACCAGCTCACCGGAAGCAGCTAAACGCAATTTAGACAAACGCACTTCTGCAGCAGAACCATCTTCGAAAATCTGCGAAGGCACAAGCCCGCCGGCTCCGTCGAACTTCGGAATCACGTTGGTAGTATCGGTTCCGGTCGCCGTGCTGGTAACCACGCTCGTCGGCAGCACCGTCGACGACACCTTGCCGTCCGTCCCCGTGCAGAGAATGTCACCAGGATTAGTACCACAGAAGTCGCCAGGTGAAAGCAATATAGTATCCCCACCACACATATTTGATGCAGGATGATTGGGTAATGTTATATTAACACATCTTTGTTCACTATAAAAGATCTTACCATCAGTATCTAAACTACAAAATCCAGGACTTCCATCCGTGCCATCAGATCCAGGGGTATTTGTCCATCCAAATCCCTTAAATGGCAATAAGGCCAATATAATAGCCAGAAACAGAACCTTTAAACTTCTCATCAAACTAAAGATTGCTAGGGTGTTAGGGGGCCGGGAGTCATAGCAATCAACTGCCAACAAGGATTGGGGGTTATATTAGTGTCGGTTCTAAGCTGTAATACGATTCTACCATTTGGCCTAGGACTAGGAGTAAGCCAGTTAATATCCAGAGGGGTTACCCCGTTAAAAGTCAAATAAAGAGGAGCATACCCAGGTTTAGAAACAACACTAGCATTATGATAAATTCTGATACCATTAAGGAAAGTAAGATAGAGCTTGTCTCCACCGAACTTCTCTGTATACTCAATACCCTGAAGCCAATTAGAAGCATCATTGGCTATTAAAAGCTCATTCCTTAGAGGCTTAGGTAGCCAACCACCCGTATCCAAAGTAACTATAGATGGGAATGGTGTGTGTAAAAATCCAGCACCTAGACCATCCATATTGTGAGCTGGTGCCTCACCTTTACCTACATCTGGGAATCTATTTATAAGTAATTGGTGGTCTCCTATTCCTAAAGTACCATTTTCTATACTGCTCTGCCACCAAGTTCCTCTAGCAGGGCTATTATAAGTAAAGGTTATTTCGGCAAAATTACTATAAGTAGTTGATATACCAAATTGCAACACTACCGTATTGGTAGGGGCTAAAGTATAATCAGTAACCAAATCATAGAACCAAGTTATATCTTGTGGAGTGCTCCACGTTATAGGTCCGTATTCTGAAGTTAAAATATCCCCTATAACACCCCCTAGGCCATCTGTACAAAACAACTTTACATACAACTTTGCGACACCCGGTGTGCCACCAAAATCACTTAAATAAACATTGTTTACTTTAAAATGCTGTCTACCCGCCGGTATCTTGTCTACGCCAATAGCTGTTGTTTCATAAGCATCTTGCCAAACTATAGCAGAAGGGGCGCAACCTAAAGTCTTAGTATAGGTGTTCAAAGACACACCCAACGACACTAACTGAGAAGAGGTGTATAACCCTCTAGTATCTCCCGCTGGCCTTTCGACTGATACGGTCCATTCTGTAGCACTCGTATCTACCGTTGCCACAGTGGCGGTTTCAGTATAAAAACCTCCATAGTTGAAAGCATTAGGATTGTTTATGTAGGCAATTAAACCCGTTAAAGTTGCAGGAGTGTTGGCATCTAAACAGCGTCTAATTGTTTGAATGTGGTTAATTGTATCGTAGCTTACGAATTCATAATAACCAAAATGGGCAGATTCGTTATAGTAGTCGTTTGTCTCAACTATTAAAAACTTATCACCCGTTTGAAATTGGATGGTTGCACTACCGTTAGCAGCTATACCATAAGTCTCCTTTGGAGGAGTTCCTACCCCACCAAACCCTTCACCGTTTTTGGTCCAGGTATAAGGCTGTCCACTTACGGGGGTCCAAACACTACCAAACCCAAAAAACCCACTATGAGCATATATAGAATTAGTGCCTGAATCAATAAAAGATAGAGGGGATGTATCTAAGTTTGGATTATCTGCCCCGGCATATTTAAAAGTATGATTTGCTGCGCTATTCCCACCAGTTATATGAACCGGTTTACCATACTTAAAATCTGAAGGATCATTATAATACCGCTGAATCTCTGCATAACTTCCGGTATTTCCAAGAGCGGTTACTACATACACCCCCTGATAGGGGAGTTGCGTAGGATCGTCGTAATAATAAACAAAAAACCTCATCCCCAAAGTCGGGGTTACCCCGTCAAAGTAAGCCGCCGAAAATGAAGGATCTGTTATGTCTAAATTGGCTCTCCAAACACCAGACCCGTGCGATGTTTCGTGCCAGGCACTATAATAAGGAGGTTTATCGGCTAGGGATAAATAGCCAAAGGCCCAAGCTGCGCAATCTGGCCACCTATCCATTGGCGACATGAGAGCCTTAGCTAGCTTTATATTAGGATTGTCTATTTGACCCGTAAAGTATTTAGCCCCAGCTCCTGGCTGCTCTTGTGGCAGATCCACCCCCAATAAAACATAACGTTCGGGGCTAATACCAGCTACAGTTTCCGTAAGAGGATATTGTACCTGTAGCCTTTCGTATAGCCCTGCTGGGCGATCTGGATTATTGTTATTCTGTGTAGCGGGATCTATAGCTACTACTAAACCAGTTACACTTGTTTCTAATGTTTCTACCCCAGCTACACTTTTTATAGCCTGCTTGATCCCTACTCCAGGAGAGCTTTTTTCTTGTAGCCCCCCTACAGTTGTGCTGTCGGCATTCCTAGCTTTTACTAAATGATCGTCTACAAATGTAGGGAAGTTAATAGTAGGTATTATCTTTTGGATACCGCCATCTACTATAGTAGTCCAACTAATATCTGTAGTATTCTTTATTTTATTTATAAGGCTACCATGGCCTGTATCTGAATCAGAAGCTTTTACTTCATGATCGTCTACTCCACCCCCACCTTCAGCAGGGGCACATACAACGTTACCATTAACTATCTTTAAATATAGCCCCTCTGTTAGAGTTTTGATGGGGCACCGAGTCCCTACCTGATCCGAGAGAGCTATTACACTTGGCGAGGGCAATAGCCCCTTTAAATCACCACCAAGCTTACCAGTAAAAATAGGTAACATCTTAAATAAAGATTGCCAGAAACTAAAAGCGCCCTATAACCATTAAGCTATAGGGCGCTAAGCTAAACTATATTAGTTGTTATGACGGCATTTCCATTGCAGTAGGATCTTCTGCGTTATTTGGCGCAGTCTCATCCTCATATAGAATGCCAATATAAGTATGTGTAGCACTAGAAAGCATTCTAGGAGTCAGTGAAGTGCTTGCACTAGCTGCTCTAAGTTTGCTAATCTTTGCAATTACCTTGCCACTTTGACGATCTTGGATATCCATCGTTAAATAGCCAGCATTTGCTAGATTGACTAGTAGAGGGAACTTGGCGTCAGCATACCAGCCATGGTCTAGAACCTTATAGCCGTTTGCCGTTACTTGAACAAGCTCTTGTGCTACATATTCAGTTTCAGCAGCCGTATAGCGGCCTAGAATCCAGGCCGCTTGGACATCGTATGTGAGACCGTATGACACATCGCTAAAGATACCTAGATAGGCATGGTTCTGTCCATCAAAAATACCTAGTCTTGCCCGTGCGCCGTGAAGGATATTACCCATTGTTTATATTTCCTATCTTAAAGATTGTCTTTAGTTAGAGCTGTCCGTAATTGGAGTTACAAGGAAGGTAATCGGAATAAACTTGATGTCAGTGCTGACTTTAACCTCAGCAGAACACACCATAGCCATACCATTTACGATCCTCACTACTGGCTCTTTATAACCCTTTGGAGCGTCCTGTGAAGGCGCTAGCCATTTTAGAGCCTTTAGATCATCCAAAATAGCCTTTAGTACTGTCTTGCCAGTTTCGGCGCTTACATCGGCCAGCGACTGGCCCTTGAACGCTAATCCCATACGCTTTTGAGCGGTTAGGGCTACAATGTCACCATTATATACAGCAGAAGTGCTATTAAAGAAGAAGTTGCTGTCCTGAGTATAGGTTGTTTGATCCGACACCCAAGTATAACCACCGTCTTCCTCATGGATGATTGGAAGTAGACCAGCTAATAGAGCGTTCTCTTCAGCCGTAATATTCTGGTTATTATAACCCGAGGGGTCTATGATGCCGCTAATATTGATAAACTTACCAGTCAAAGAACGATAATTACCAGCAGCCTTCATCGCAGCCGCTAGTACAGCAGCCATCCAAGGATTAAAGGTAGTTAAATTACCACTTGCGTTTGTAGTCTTGACTTTCTGGAATACCATAGTGCAACGAGGTTGCGCGGTATTGCCAGCAGCGTTCATACAATTTGCAAAGGTATCATTGTAGCTAAGCATAGCCTGACGATATCTACCCTGCTTTAAAGTAGAGCAAGCTAGTACGTGAGACTTAGCCATTGCTATAATACTATCAATATCATAGCTTGAGGCGTCATCGGTTAGATCTTCTGCAATATCAACCGAAGCGTCATTGCTAAACAATGGCACCACAAAGTTGCCTCGACAGGTCTTTAGAGCATCTAGCGCCCCTTGAATATTCGCATTAGAGGTGCTACCTTTTGAACCACCAGCCATAAAAACACCAGTAGAAGTAGCAGGTAGACCAAGTAGCTTGGTAGCCGTACCTGGAGGATCTAGATCCACCAAAGTAGACTGAGTATTAACGTTATATGCAGTATCATAACCATCAGCCTTAATACGACCGGTCTTTGCGCCCTTATCGGTTGCAAAAGTATAAGTACCGTCGTCAAGGTTAACACTGTAAACAGATCCTCTAGAAGCTAGAGCAGGAGCTGCTGTAAACCCTGATAGGGTATTTAGGTATTGACAGAGGTCAGCGACTGTTCTATAGTTCCTTAGGTTAACTGAAATAGGACTTAGAGCAGAGCTAGCACCACCCGTTAGAGTGATAGTCATCGTAGTACCGCTAATAACAGCGCTTGCTGTAGTACCAGTATACCCCATGGTTAGGATTACTTCACCACCACAATCGATCTGCTGATTAGTGCTATCTGACTGTCTAATTAGTTTAACAGTAGCTTCATATTCGGCGCTAGAAGTAATTACATAAGGACTTGCCGTAGTAGACACCCAACCAGCAGCAGAAGGAGCTACAGTTGCAGAACCCGAATAAGCAAAGGCTAGTGTTGAAAAATCACCAGTAGATGTGGTAGCAATTTCAAGAGACTTACCTAGACCAGGAACTACCGCACCAGCTTCTACGCTAATAGTAACGGGTGAGTAGGCCACAATCGAAGCAGCAACAGCCGTTACGGCAGGTTCAGTGATTGGAGCGGTCCTGGTAGCCGCGTCTGCATCAATTAGTTTAACAACATCAATTCTCCCAGTTGACACACCAGAAACCCAGTAGGTACCTTCGTTTTCCGTAGCGAATACGCTTCCAGAAGGAATAACAAGAATGTCATTAACCTGAGGCATATTAGTAAAGGAACCAGTCAAATAACCAGCATAGCCAGTATCGGCTGTCATAACAACAGACACACTATTGGCAATAGTCCCTCTAGAAACACCACCTGTGGCAATTACGCCAGATAGAGCATTAATAGAAGAAACCATAGTAGCAGGACTATCGCCAGCAGCCAAACTAGCGGTTACGGCACCATCACCATTAACCCTAAAGCTAACAGTGGTAGTGGCTGACGGAACAGCAAGAATAAAAGCGCCAGTAGTAGGTACTACCTCGGCAGTCTTCTCTAATACAGAAGCTAGAATCATATTTCCAGGTTCTCCACCAGCCTTAGCCGTTAGATTGCCATATACAGAGCTGGTTAGAGAGGTTAAAGTAGTAGAAGCCTTAGCTGAAGTATTGGTCTTTACAGGCAAAATACGGCTAAACTGACCAGTAATCTGATTATCAGCAGAAGCACTAGTAGCTACCTGATAAGCGTCTACAAGTGGACCACTACCATATTTAGCCACCATATCAGCCTTTTGATCAGGGCCAAATAGATTTAGATATAGATTGGTACCTTCATCGACATATGAGGGGCCTGAATCAGCCTCACCAACTAATAGCAAAACGCCATTAGCTGCAATACCTGATGTATTAGGCGCTACCTTTATAGAAGCGTATGAACCAGGAACTATTAATGTACCATCTTCGGTTACGTATTGAAAAGCCATTTGTTATCCTTATTATAGTTTGGGAACGTTAGGGGTTGGAGTTTTAGCTGGGGCAGCAGCCGGTAAAGAACCGCCTTTAGAGCCGCCAGCGGCCTTAGGGGCAGAAGGAATACCTTCTGATTTAATAACTGCTAGACCTGCTCTATTGCCGGTACCAGAAGCTTGGAATTGGCCTCTAGCGGCACCTGGAGCCAACTTCATTGCAGGACCAGGTAGGCTAGTTTGAGGCATACCTTGAGCAGCAGTACCTAAATTAGAAGCAGCCTGGCCTAATGCAGGAGCATTTTGGACAGCCGGCTTTAGGGCTCTAGCAATATCGTTAGCGTCTCTACCACCACGAGCATGAACTCTTTGGCGAATAGTGGCTACCGAGGTAACACCTTGTTTGGCATTCATTGCTTCTCTGGCCGTAGGAATAACCCCGGCAGGTTGAGGCATATTGTTGACAGGGCCAACAGGCGCCGGCTTAGGAGCTAAAGCAGCAGCCGCATTATTATTCATAGTAGCAAAATCCCCTTTAGCTAAAGTTTTGCCTTTAGAAATGTCTCCACCTGAGCCCTTAGCTGAAATTTCCTTACCAGCTACAGGAGCTTCGGCGTCTTTACGGGCCTTATCGACGCCTACATCAGTGCCAGGAATTTCTTCATGGGGCTTACCTGAAGTACCACGACCATCATTAAAGGGAGACTTTTCAGCCTTACCTAGTTTAGGATCACCACCAGTAGCAAAAGCATCAGGAACCTTAGTTGCACCTGGAGTAGCAGGCTTGTTTACCGTAGCACCTGTAGTCTTTGCACCTACACCACCTACAGCCTGTGAAGCTGCTTCTACCGTATTGGCTGACTTTTTAACTTCGTCTGTATGGCGTCTCTTAGTGCGTTTCTTGTTGTGAGAAGCCCACATATCAGAATACTTTTGACTCTGATCATTAGCAACTGGATCGCCTAGTTCGGCCTTGGACATACCCTCGGCATTAACGTCACCACAAGTCTTGCACATAGTGTGTGACATACCCATATGGACGCCTAGAGGCTCTAATTGACTTCCTCCACATTCCATACACATTGGAGCAGGCTGAGCCATCGCCATAGGAGCACCAGCGCCTACAGGACCGGCACCGTCAGGAGGTAACGCCTTATCCATGCCCGGTAGAACACCATTATCGGCATTTAGCTCATTCTTTTGGGCAATTTCCCCACCATTGGGGCCTTTAGGTAGACTCTTTTCTAATTTAACCTTGCCTTCTGCCTCTTTCTTTGCTAAAGTCTCAATAGCTGCTTTTCTGTTAGCAACCACAGCCTTTAGTGAAGCCAAAAGGCCAGTCGCGATATCTTTTCGTGTTAATTGTTCACTCATATTTAACCTTATCTATTGCCTTAATAGGTCTAGAATCTCTAATATAAAGATTTAACCCACTAAGATACAAATTTTGAATACTGCCTATCTTCCATACGGATCTTGCTCTAATAATGCTTCATAGCCCAAATTTACAGTATTTGGCTCAGCACCAAACTCGCTACTAGAGTCCGTTTCAGTACCAATAGGACTAACCTGGAAGTCCGTAAGGACATCCTCTGCCCTTACACTTTGATATGAGGCCCAATAGTCCCTACACTTACCCGTTATAGTAATAATACGAGTAGTAACATTCTCAGGGCCTAATATAGGATCTCTATCATATGGTCCATAGGACCAATTAAGACACTCAAAACCCCTAGCCTCAAGCAAACACCTGTTATATTTCAACAAGATATACTTTGCTATACTAAATAACCAGATACAGGTTATAGGGTCATTTATGGCATGAACCCCTATTCTTATAATCTCTTTACACTCTACACCTTCTATATTAGAGACAAGTCTAGAGTCATTTCGGCGCACTATACAGTTCTTTAAAAGAACCATCAAATTGGTGCCTATGCTAAAATTACCATCCTCATAGTTGGTTAATGGATAATAGACACCATCATAATTAACCATAACCATGCTATCGTTTAGGCTATATTGATCTACAATAGTAGCCGGTATAGTAACTAAGCCAGTAGCGGCGTTATATGAAGGCGTAAACTTAGGAGTTATAGGCTCCCATTCAGCCTTTTTATTCTCATGTGTATCGTAATTAATATCACCTAAAGTCTGCTCTTGAATATCACCACCCATTAGAGCGTATGATATAGCTGGTAGATTCTCTGGTCTTAAAGAGAGATTCCACTGTACAGGGATATTTGTCTTTAAAAACCACTCTGTGGCCCTTTTTGCTTCTTTGTCGCCTAGTTCTGGCTGTTCCTTTAAATAAGCAAAAACTAAATCTAGCTCCCAGGGATTAAGCCTTAGGTCGGCCAAGCCCTTATTTAGCATGTTGGCTATAACAATATCGGGTGCAAATATCCCATTAACTTTAGAAGCCTCTCTATTTAGAGCAGGCTTGATAGCTAGGGCTGGATTCGTAAGGGCCATATAATTAAAGATTAAAGGGCTTGCTTAAGTAGCTTAGGAATAATCTCTTTTTCTAATTCACTCATTGCCCATTCCCATGTACTCTCTAGGATATTAGTAGACTCTAGTCCAGGGTGGTTAAACTTCTCAGGATGATTACTAGAAGCTGTTCTAAAGGTAACTACACCTCTTTCGACTTTTGGCTGACCTTGTTGATCTTTAGACCATTGTTGATATAAATTAGCACCTTTTAGAAATTCTATACCAGTATGCCCTTGCCTAGGTTCCCCTATAGCCCCTTGGCCCATACCTGGTCCCTCATGGGTCTTTAATGGCGTTCTTAGGCCTCTTATTTTAGCTAGAGTGCCTATTAATGGTCTACCTTGATCGTCTTTTTGGATCTTGGCCCAGGGGATTTTACGTTGTTTGAATTCCTGTTTGATGGTCTCGGCTATATCATTCTGATATGGCGTTAGTTGTGCAGGGCCTTTACCCGCTTGGGTTTTAAACGGCACTACTATATATTTTGAGCCATCCTGAGCAGTTTTAGCTTTGTCTGAATTTAATAGAGCAGGCAAAAGGTAATTTGGTGGCAATCCTTCGTCAATCCATACAGCCTGGCCTTTTAAGGTAAGAAAGAACCCTTCTTCACCTTTATCTTCAGGTATCCAATTTTCAACGAACATAGCAAGCCTAGAGTGCAATCGCTCTTTAGCTATTTCTACACCTTTCGCATAGGCCTGACGGCCTAAATCGGCCTGGGCATCTTCTACTAGCTTTTTAAACTTTTCATCTAAATTAGCCCCCATCTCGGCCAACTCTGAAAAGTCAACTGTTACGTCAAACATTACTTAGCCTGTGGGTTAGCTGCCGATACGGGGTGTCCTTCTCCCACTAAACCAGGATCCAGACCCAATATAGCGCCTTTCCTAATAGACTTCCAAGATTCTGAACCATCCCAGTGTCTTACTTTTATTTTACCATATATAACAGCTCCTACTGGAGCATTAATATAGGCCCTCATGTGGCCATATTCAGGGCGTTCGCCCTTATTTAGTTCTTGTTTAAATAGCGAAGTAAATAAGATTCTGGCATTACGCTTCCTAAGTAGCATCAGTTTAGCAAAATTAGTTTGAGCCTCTGTATCCTCAGGCCACATCGATTGGGCGTACTGCCCTATATTGTCTAGATACTCGTCATCGCTAATGCTATCTATAATCTGGAAATATGGCTCTAGGGTATTTAGGTCGAACATAATAGAGCCGTTCTTAGCACAGTCTATATAGTTCTGGTAATACGAACCAATACCAGTAAAGTCTTTGAAAGCATCTTGTTTGGCCATTGACACTATATGCCCATCAGGGGTTCTAATAAGGTTTTCACCAGATGTAGTACTATTCCCTACAAGCCAGTCAATTAGGAACTCTACAACTAAATCCAGCTTCTCTTGAGTGGTTAAGGTCTGAGGTTTAATATTGGTTAGATTATCCCCCATAACATTACGCTCCATAATGCCGTGACGGCCTAACATATTATAAGCTAGTACATGGTAGGGCCCATCTACATCCTTTATAGCAGCAGCTAGGTTATATGCAGCTTCGGCGGCAAATGATTCTTGTTTAGTTGTCTCTATATAGAGCCATTTAGAGCCATCTTGCTGGTGGGTAAAATCGTGCCTTTGATCTAGTCCTTTTGTATAGTTAGAACCATCATATTGTAGCTCTCTGGAAATAAGGTCTCTTTGATCCTCAGATTTTTGAAGCTTCTTATAATAGTCGGGATCTTCTACCAGGTGGTCCATAGCTATCTTTTGGGCCACATTAACATCTTTAGTGTGCTCTAGCTCATGTTGTGTGCCAATAGCTAGCTGCTCTGGGTCAAATTCCTCAGGAGTCTTGCCATCGGCCTTACCACCAAACGCTATTTCTTGTTTGCCAAAGCCATCATCTGATACACCAAGGGTATCCTGGATAGGCGATTCTGGCACAAACCCTGTAGGTGAGGGTAGGCCTTTTATAAAGCTTTCAGCTTTGGACAGCTTTTTATCTGTTTCATCTAGCTCTTTGCCCATTAATATGATGGACTGTACCAGCTTTATAATAGCATTATATGCTTCAGGATTGGTGTCCTTTAGCTGTGAAATGTAGGGTAGCTGTTCTTTGATTTTCTCTAATGATTCTGCTACTTTAGCCTTTATATCTTTATAGTTGCTAGATTGTTTGATTTGTGCTGCCTTACTAGCGCTTTCGTGCTGGTCAGCATGCACTCTAAACTTGTTCTCAAAGTCTTTATAATTAGGTTGTGGGGCTGGATCATTAGAGACTATAGGCTGTTGGGCCTCAGGGGGCATAGACTGCCCTTGAACAGGTATAGCCCCCTCTTGGACGCCGGCTTGGACGGTTTCTTGGGTTATAGGAGCTGCTGGAATCTGGGCTGTATTCTGGGCTATAACGTCATTCTGTGCCTGTTCAGGTTGGGCTCTACCTCCACTATCATTAGCTCTTTTAATTAAAGGTAGCGACTTTAATAGATATTCTTTAACTATCTTGTCTTTTTCATCCCCAGTAGCATCTTTAGCAGCTTTTATATCTTTTTCTACATCAGGATCATAGAAAACCGACCGATCCTTGCCCCTAAACTTAGCAGCTAATAGGGCCTTAGAGGCCTCCGAAGGCTTTTTGCCTATGCCTACTGATATAGTAGCATTAGTAGCGCTAAAGTACTGATTTCTAACACTTTCTAGGTCTTTAAGGGCTGTAGCTTCTATATCTATAAGGACCTCGTCACCCCCAGATTCTATAACAGAACCACCATTAGCTAGAGCAAAAGACTCAAAAATCTTGTTGCCTTTATCGATGGCTTGAGATACCCTGCGGATCTCTTCGATATTATCATTAAGGCGGGCTTGACCTACCAGCTTACCAATAGAATCCCCGTCTGCTGCTATAAATAAACGCATTTAGTATAAAGATTGCCTAGAAAATGCTTGACTAAGATACAAAGAAAGGATATATTGAACCCATGACCAAGCAAGACGTACTCAATAAGTTGCCCCACCGAGCAGTTATTATTCTACAGGGTATTCCTGGCTCTGGGAAATCCACCTTTGTAGAAGAGTTGGCCCAATATGTGGGGAACCCTATGACAGAAGATGTACAGGTTTGCTCAAATGATTATTTCTGGATCAACGAAAAGACTGGAGTATATGAATACAACCCACACTTCCACGATGAAGCTGTCTTTTTCTGTAAAGAAAACTTCAACTACTTCGCCACTCTACCATTAAATAAGCGACCGCTTTATTTGGTTGTAGACAACACCCACACCAATCTAGCTGCTATGCAGTCTTATATTGACGGAGGTAAGAAAAATGGCTGGGATGTAATTCTTATTACCCTAGACGTTTCTGTAGAAACGGGAGTTAAACGAAATGTACACAAGGTACCTGCTGAGACTATAAAGTCTATGGCCAAGAAGATTGAAAACTTTCAAACCCCTAAGGATGTAACACACTATATTATTAACGAAGGACTAGAATAATGAAACCAAAGAAAAGCTCACTAAAGACATTTTTAAAAGGAAAGAATCCTGTCGACGGGGTCTTCCTCAAAGGAACTAGAAAAAATTTTAATAAGTTGCTTCACAAGGAAGAATGTCATACGAGTTTTTCGTTCGAAACAGAAGACGATATTAGATTCAACATCGACATTCTAGATGATGGTACGGCTATCACATACAGCCCAAACAATTAAATTTCACAAACTATTAAGGAGACCAAGAAATGAACAAGACCCGATTTATCCACTTCCGTAACTACAATCATATTGCTCTTACTATTGCCACACAGCACCTTGAAGGATGCGAGCATGACTGTTATTTGGTCGGCATGGCCCTAGCTCACAAGAATGATAACGGCAACAAGGCTATGGGCCGTCGTATGTCAGAAGACTTTATCGACCAAGCTCTAGATCTTATTGATTTGGTTTATAGTCAGCCAAATCAAAATATTTTTGGCCACAACGGCTGCTATATTGTAAGAGGCCGTGAAAATGTAAAGCTTATTATGCGCTATCTGCGTATGATTGAACGATGTGAATCAAATGCACGAAAGAATAGCGTTTTCCATCAAGCTTTCTTTACCCTACATGCTCTATTTGGCCGTAAGATTATTAATTGGGACGGCCAGGATATTAAGAAGGCCGAGGTCCAACTGGATAAGTTTATTAAGGACATGTGGGTGGATGAAAAAGGCGTTTTGCGTATCGTTCCTGTTAATAACCTAAATAAGACAGGTATTTTTATTGAAACCTCAGCTATCGACGTCACTTTTGATCATATTACATGCTAACCGTAACATTTCTTAGCCCTGGTACTTTCTTTTGTGAGCAAAGTACCAAGAAGATCGGTTCCATGGACCTAGCCTTGGCCGTTAAAATGGCAGAAGAAGTTACTGAACGCTACGGAGCAAAGCCTTATGGGTTCTATTTTACTAAAGACAAAAAGAACACAGGGGTATATCGTATTAACGGCCAATTACTTACATACGATGATATAAAAGAGCGCAATAAGAAAGACGAACGGATCCTGCTCTCTAATATGAGATACAACGACGGATGGGAAATCGTAGTTGCCACTCGAAATAGCTATCTACACACAACCGTCTTCAATCCAGAGGACTTTATTGTAGATTCTAAAGGAAGAATTATAGAATACGGTAATTCCCTTCATTGGAAAAACTACAGAAAGACAGTACGAAAGCGGCTAAATGACGAACTTAGCATTACATGACCTAGAACTACCTAAATACCCTATAGTCCACAATCTAGAAGATAAATATGACTATGTTGTCGCAATAGGAGACGTACATGGATGCAGCGAACAACTAGAAGAACTAATGAATGATGTAGTTGCTTATATAAATGACTATCCCCTTAATGCGGCTTTTATTCTCCTAGGAGACCTTATAGATAGAGGCCCTGATCCTGAGGGAGTATATAAGTTTATTGAAGGCTGGAATAGTGTAAATCCTAATATCTTTTGTGTTATGGGGAACCACTCGTCCAAGCACGTTAGATATAAGCGATATGAAGTTCAAGGTGGCAAGAATCCAATGAAAGCCACTGAAGAATTTACTAGAACCCACAAGCTTATGTCTGATGAACACTTTAAGTATCTAGCTAGCCTACCTTCTGCTATACAATGGAGAGGTTGGACGTTCTGTCATGCTGGATTGGATCCCTTTCTAAAATACAACCAGCCTCTACAAGGGTTTCTTAGAAACCGCTATTTTGAGCTAAAGGATGGTAAGTGGGTTCCATCTAAAACATGGCAAGATAAAAATGGTGTGTGGTGCCATAGCCCGACCGCTAAACACTGGTCAGAACTTTACGAAGGGCCCGAAAAAGTAGTCTACGGACATGAGGTGCTACCTGAGCCTAGGGTACTAGAACACTCTATAGGGATTGACACGGGCTGTGCGATGGGGGGTAAGCTAAGCGCGCTAATAATCAAAGCAGACGATGAAACACTTGATTTTGTATCAGTACCAGGCCTACAAGGGCCGGATATCACAACAGCAGATAGAAGGGATGGATGTTAATGATTATTCTCGCAATTCTAGGGATACTATACGCAATGTCTTGTGTTGTATGGTTCGCGATTCACGCATCAGAAGCGCTACACTATAAAGACCCTGATGATGCGGCCATGGCCCTGATTACCCCTATTTGGCCTATAGTGGTTTTATATAGGCTAGTTCAGCTAGTTAAATCAGACCAAAACTAATCGGTAAATAGCTTTTACTACCAGATACAACTGCGGCAGCTTGTATGGCTACGGAATCGCTAGTTTTTACTACATCCACCCTACCAACACGGCTAAAGGTTTTATCCATTTGTAACATCTTTTTAACTGCTGATACGACGGACTTAGCGTCTATATCGGCAGTACTGTCCCCGACGGCCAAAGGCAGCCCCCATCCCTGGTGAAGGAAGAGCTTGCCTTGCTTAATACTAAACGCTATTTCAAGGTTTTGGATTATATTAGCTAGCCCTGTAGCTAGTTTTGTATCCCCATCATCAGTTATTATTAAATCTTTATTGCTATCTAATAGCAAGTCTACACCACCAGCCATAATCATAGGATCCTTACTATCGACGCCTACCACTTCACGAGTCAAGTAATCATTCTCTATAGGATTCTGATCTGAGGGTATATAGATTAGACTCTGGCTATTAACCGTATCAGGCAAGTAAGCATGTAGTAGAGCATTATCTGTGCTCTTATAGCGTTCTAAGTCATAATCGCCATCTAAAGTTACCTGGTAGTTACCGTTTAGGTCTTGTTTAAGATCTGTAATATGCCTTACAGTTTTGGTAACGCTATTAGCACTAACTGTAATCTTTTGTCCTACATATAGGTTCTTACTATAGCTAACCAAAACTCTATTATCCAGACCGTTAACCAATAGAGCTAGATCAAACCCCGTTTCGTCTATATAGGGGTCCTTAAGGCCGTTTAAAGCGGCTATCTCAATAGCCCTATTTGCGTCTCCTAGATACTGTAAAGCTAGTGACTCTAAAGTAGCCCCATAAGGGAATGGCACTGCAAACTTGCTTACAGGTTTAGTAAAGGCTATACCGCTAGCCCTTGCAAGAGTAGCAATGCTGTCTACCAATTTAGCAGGTTCCAGAGGTTCACCTACGCCAGTAGCGGCTAAAGTATCTAAAGCTATAACACTGTCATTTAGAGCCCACAGTAGATTCCAATCAGAATCTGTTGGCTCTTCTTTTATGGCCCTAACGCTACCAATACCATAGGTATCTGCGAAGGTAGTATCCCCCGCCCCAAGTAATAGTGACAGCTTGTTATAAAAGCTAACTAGATTATCCCTCATGGTCTCAAAGTCGGACCTGGTAAGCTGTCTAGTTCTTATAGTGTCGTTTGTTATCTGTGCTTTAGTTTTACTATCCAGAATACCATTAAATTGGTCAATAGGGATGTCGTTTAGCTTAATATCCTGAATGACCTTATATGGAAGCTTCTTGGAAGGATATGTCTGAAGCTTATTACTGTTTACAACAGATCTAGCCGCATCCCCAGCAAATATGGTAGGCACGTCCATACTAAGCTGCTCAATTTTAACTTTAGATACGGAATTGTATACCTGCTGGCCGGCTTTATTGAAGTCGGCATTGTTCTTCGATAGCCTATTCTTTATGCTTGTTTTGACAGCATCAGGCATATCGTTAAAATTCTGGATAGTACCAGCTAGATCTTTACAGAAATTGATTGACTGTCTAAAGACCTGGTCTATATGGTTGATGTCCCCTAACATAGCTTGGGGAACGTTACCGGCCTGCTGGACAATGCTTCTGGCCTGTGATAGGGTAGTTATAACCTTGGCTAGACCTGAAGGGCTGTTTCTAACAGGTGTTGGAAATTGGAACGAATTAGAAGGCGAGCCCAGATCAATACGCTTCCAGGCAAGAAAATCTAGCCCATATCTATATTCCATGGGGCTAGAAACGTCTTTAGATACCGAAAACCTGGTAGGGGTCACTAGATAGACTTCAGAATCCTTCCAAATACAAAGAGCTAGCCTTAGGTTCTTACCTTTAGAAGTCTTCTTTATATTAACGTACTGCTCTAGGAACTCTTTAAGCTTAGCTATTTGATAGTATCCCGTAGTCTTACTTATATTAGCGTCAGAGGTAAAATCTGAATCCTGATGAGTATTAAAGGTAACCTTAGAGGCTATACCTGCTATTTGGTTGACAGTTGTCTGGATAAAGCCCTGAGTTATATTATTCGCTGTTTCAAAACCAGGGATGTATGGATATGTACCCCTAAGTGGGAGATATCCTACACTACCCCTAAAGCTAAATGGTCTAATAGGAGCGCCATTATGCTCTTCGTTAATACCACCTAGTGTTACAGTAGTCTGAATAGCAAAAGGAATGTCCTGGGTTAAAGACTCTGGAGGCAAAGGTAGCGTAAACACAGCATTTTTGTGTAATTGGTAGTGGATATTTCCACTATTGTCGGTCAAAACATCAACAACAGCTAGCTGGTAGGGGAACAGCCTATCCCATTTAAGGATATCAAACTCTACAGGCTTCCAAAAGTCATCATATACCTCATCTAAGCCAATAGCCTGATTTTCGGCAGCTAATATAGCTAAACCGCTAGGATCTATAGCCGTATCAGCTAGTACCCCATGGTTTCGAGGAGGGGCTACTTGGTCATTTGAAAGAGATAAAGCCATTATTATAAAGATTACTTGGTGTAGGATACTTGAGACAGTATACCTTGAAGCTTTGATAAAAGCATCGCAAACGCTGGTGCGTTAACAGGTGGAGAAGATGGAGATCCAGGGGCTATCATAACTGTAAGTGATACAAGATTTGTAATAAGCTCTGTAAGAATTTGTACAAGCTCTAGACCTAATACGTTGGGTTGGGTAGCGTTCTCACCTAGACAAATTCTGTTACTATTTATAGTAACGTTGGAAGAGGCATTAATATCTATTGTGTCATCATTGTTTAGCTTAATCTCGGTGCCCTTAGCCGTCTTAAGAGTAATATCACCATTGGCATCAGTCTTTATGGATGTCCCTATACCGTCTTCGTTGGCTCTAGAGTCTTTATTGCCAAGGTTGTCGGTTTTGCCCTTATTTAGCAGCTCCCAGGAACCGTCGTCTTTGACCTTAAAATTGACACCGTTATACTGCCAGTTATAATAAACCCCTGGCTCATCCTTACCGCATCTTTCATCCCTAAGGCCGCCTATAATAATGGGCTGGTTATTTGACCCCTCAACGCACAA